CCGCGATGTGAGCTCGGGCTTTGAATCGAGCTTCTCGAAGGTGGGCACCTTCGCGCTGACCGACACGCAGACCTTGACGATGGCGCCCGAGGTACTGCCCAACCAGACCGGCCTCTACCGTCGGTACTACTTCACCTGCCCCGAGGCCAACATTCTCGCACCGGTGCGCATCCGGCATGCCGACACCGAGGACGCTCTCGCGGTCGGAGTCGACACCGTAGCCCCTACGGGCGGAGTCACCCTCAAGCCGAACCTTGCCCTCGCTCACCTGAGCACGCAGGCCTTCCAGAGCGAAGCGGTGCGCTACCTCTGGAACCAGTCAGGCGTCTACCAGTCCGTGGAGCTCTACCCGCACCCAAGCGGAGACCAGCAGCTTAACACTCGAATGGTCATTGCTCCGACGCGCATGCAAGAGGACCAAGACGTGCCCCTCGTGCCTGCGGCCTATGCTCAGATTGTAGCCTACGCTGCCCTCGAGGCGCTTACGCTCAAGGTCAGCAACCCTGCGCTATCCTCGGTCTACCAGCGCAAGAAGGACGTGCTCTTCAAGGCCATGGAGCAACGGTACTTGAAAGAGGTTCCGAGGCGTATCATCAAAGGCACACCCACTGCAGGCTATCGATTCGCTCGCAACCCCTACGGCCCCCTGACATTCTCGTGAACCAGTCGCAGTACCAGACCCCGCTCGCCGGTGGCGTAGCTACCCGACTGCCGCAGAACCCCCAAGACGCGGGGTTCTTGCAGAACTGGACTCTTGACAGGGTATCGGGCGGTTGGTCTTCTCGTGTCGGCTATGAGCAGTACCGGAGCGGGCAGAACGACTGGGCACCCTTCGAGACGACCGGCCCTATCTACTCGCTGCACGTCACACAGCAGCTTGCAGGCGGTGCTCGTCAGGCAGTGCTCTTCGAGGCAGACGGCAAGCTGCAGCTCTACTACGACGCAGCCGGTGTGCCTGCGCTGCGCACCCTGCAGTCAGGTCGACACCTACCGACGCCCACCGAGGCAGGCAGCTGGTACACCGATACCCCATACGGCACCATCGTTACGAATGGCGTAGACCGGCCTATTCTCGTCAATCCTTGGCCACTGGGCAACGTAGCCGAAGCCAGCACGGCTATCGGTCGCTGCGTCCGCCCCTTCGGCTTCGCTTCCTTGCCGAGCTCGCCCGAGCCGCTGCGCGTCAACCCGATGCCTGCGCCGATTCCCAAGGGAGCAGGCGAGACCTACAACCCAACAGTGATGAGCGGAGCGCTCACCCTCTGGTGCCCGTCCAACCCGCTTGCAATCGCAGACGGGGGCAGGTGGGGTCTCGGCTTCGGCAGCAACCTCGGGAGCTCAGCGGTAGCAGGTGGCAACGAAGCGCTCTACCGCTACGTGGTGGCCTTCGTCAGCAACACCGGAAGCGAGGGACCGAGCAGCGAGCCCGCGAGCATTGCCTGGGGTCTGCCAGTCGGTGCAAGCCGTATGCGCCACGCTGTAGCCGTACGGCTTCCCATCGGGCCTGAGGGCACTGTCGCCCGAGTCATCTACCGCAGCAAGAACTACAGCAACGACGCCAACGCAGCCGGAGACACTACGCTCTACCGTCTCGACGTCGTACGCAACAATGCCGAAGACCTCTACTTTGACGCGGTGCGAGGGTCAGACCTCGCCAGCCCTAGGCCCGACTTGGCAACCGGTCCCCTCCCTGCGCCTCGGGCTCGGTTCTCCGGGCTCTACGGGGGCTGTCTGTGGCTCGACGGTGGCATTGATGACGGCCTGAGCCTCTACTTCTCCGCCCCTGGCCTCATCGAGCAGTTCGGGGCCGCGAACTTCGTGCAGCTCAGCAGCGAAGGCGGTGCTATCACCGGCCTCTTCGGCAGCTACACAAACCTGCTGGTCTTCCGCGAGAGAGGCATTGACGTCGTCACTGGAGACTACGCAAGCGGCTTCCAAGTCAGCACAATCAGCAACTCGGTCACCTGCCTAAGCCCGCACACTATCGCAGCGGTGCCCGGTCTCGGTGTCGTCTTCCTGGGTGTCGATGGTGTCTACGGCCTGACGGGTGGCCTCGAGGGCGGTGCTATTGCAGACCTCGTCAACCTGACCCTCGGGCAGGATGAGCTACTGCAGCAGATGACACCGGACTGCATGCCCAAGGCAGTCGGAGTGTTTAGTGCCTCCGAGCGCCAGTACCAGCTCTACCTACCGACGCAGGGCAGCGACCGCCCGGACTTGGGTCTTGTGCTGCACCTTGACCGCCTGGCGCTTATCGACTCGCAGCGCCTGAGCCCTTGGAGCACTCGCAAGGGGTTTCCAGTCGGTGCGATTGCGACTCGCGCAGACGGCACTATCGTCTTCGGGCACCACACCGGGGCAGAGGCCGCAAGCACTGACTCTCAGCGCGGTCTCTTCGTCATGTCGGGCAAGCGAGCTCGGGGCAGTGTTGTGCTCGCTGACCAGATGACTTGGCGCACACCACCCACGAGCATCTACCGGTCGGCCTGGTGGAGCGCAGGGGACGCGCAGCTACAAAAGCAGGTCAGCTACGTGACCATTCTCGTGATGACTACAGGCGACGCGCCCATCACTGTCAGGCACTACAAGGACTTTGACCTTGTGCCTGTCTCCGAGCGTACCTACCTGGCACAGCCACCGGACGCAGACGTACTGCCGACCCTCGACAAGGCCACCCTCGGGCAGACGACCTACAAGCCAGAGCGATACGTGCCTCTGCGCTACAGTGTCGCTCACCACTCGGCTGCGTGGTTCTGTTTCGAGGTCGAGACTACCGCCGACATCGTCATCGTCGGGCATGAGTACGAGTTCACCACGAAGGGCACGAAGGTCGTCATGGGGAGGCGAGCATGAAGCGATGGGCACAACGAGAGGCGACCGCAGGCGCAACGATTAGCCCCGATGCAATCAACGACGAGCTGCGCGCTCAGCAGTCAAGCGTGACCACGCTCGACCGAGACCAGCTGCCCGGCAACTACGTCAGCGAGACGCGTCTCAAGGACTACGCCATACTGCGGGGCTACGTCGCACCGGTGCATCCAGTGGGAGGGCAGCAAGACGTTGCCGTGCTCGATGTCCCAGACGGCAACATGTGGGACGCTTGCGCGTATCGAGTCTACCCGGGAGGCTGGCAGAATGCCTCGAACGGCACCGCAGTAGCGCTTACAGCCTTCAAGGGCGGTCAGCTGCACATTGAGTGGACCGGCAACGGCTACATCTTCGGGAGCATGGCCGAAGGGCAGAACGCTGTATCGCCACGTTCACCTCGGTACCTAAATCTGCGAATCACTGTAAACGGCGTGGTCATCGCAGAAAAGAGGGGGCCGGGTTGCCACGAAGCGTTTCGTGTAGTCGGCAGCAGCCTCGTGCCTCAAGGTGACCTCTCGGTTCGTTTTCAGTGGCGCATCGAAGGACCATCTGAGGACGATGCAACAGTCACAACGGGCGCTATACCAGTGCCCCAAGCGCACCTATACAGCATGCGCTATCTCGCTATAGGAAGGTGGCGCTAATGTCTCGCATCACAGAGGTCCCATAGTCGCAGGTGACGAACTCGATGCCGCAAGCCTCAACACGCGCTTCGCCAGCTACACGCAGACCGACCTCAACACCTTCAATCACCGAGACGCAGCGCACGACCTGCCCCAGTTCGCCGAGTCGGGCTGGCTGCTGACGCATGCGCAGTCTCAAGACATCGGCAAGAACGATTGGAAGCACACGAGCTCAGTGACAGTGGCCGGCATGACTGCCATGCCTGCAGCCCCGCACCCGATCGAAGATGGTGCAGGCAATGTTAGTGAAATGAGCTTCGGCGCAGGCCTGAGTGTCGAGGCAGGCGAAGTGCTCCGCGCCTATTGGAACTTATCGGCGAAAGCAACGCAGGGTAGCAACTGGGACGCAGCCGGAAGCCTTGGGTACTACGAGTTCAACGCAGGAGGGGGCGCAGCGCAGAAAACAGACACGTGGGGAGGGTGTTGGGTCTTTTACCTGCAGTGGGACATCACGAGCGCAAGCCGCACGAACTATGTCGGAGTGCCTCTACAGTCCGACTTCTTGACCGCAACGGGCGGAAAGTACGGCGCACAGCTCGCGAGCACGATGGCTTCGAGCGTCATGCCCGCAGGCCTGCGCTACGCAAACCTGCCCGACGCAGGTATCCTGCCGAATGCGAGCAAAGAGAGCACCCAACGGTGGCGCGGTATCTCGGGCGCCTGGTACTACCCTCGGGCTGCAGGTACGCAGGTCATCTACGGGCTGCGGGTAGTCGTCAAGGGAGTGATGCACCCGTATCAAAGCGCTAACGTCAACTATCTCGTGCATGACACCGTCTACAGCGACGGTGCAAGCCTCGCGTACAATGGCGGAAACCTCGCAGTTTTAAAGCATCGGATGAAGTAGATGTCATTCAGCCCGCCAAACACCTTTGCCGACGGCACTGTCTGCGCCTCCGCAGACCTCGAAGGCAACTACCAGGCGCTTCGCGTCTATCTACACAAGGGCATTGTGCCCGGTGACGTAGATGCCGGGCAGTGGATTGACACGAGGCACATACAGCCCCCCAGCGTCGAGCCTTACAGCGGAGTGCAGCACGGTGTCAGTGGGCACCAGGGCGGCAACGACTCGGGCATGGTGCGCCTGACGTTTGCGACAAAGTACCTGAGCGGAGGGGGGCGCAGTAGCAGCACTGCCTTTCACGCAATCCCAGGCACTGCCATCACCGTCGACGCTCGGCGCGCTTGCACTATGGTCTTGCACTATTGGTGGGAGGTAGAGGCAGGACCGGACGAAAGCACCGGAGGCGGGCAGGAGACCGACACAGACCGGCAGGTTTGGATAGCGCCCTACGTCAACAAGCCTGCAACCGCATACTCTTCATACAGGGGACACTCGCAAGAGTGCGTCAATGTGCAGGATAGCACCAACCTGTGGGCGAACCCAGCCAACTATGGCGCGACAAAGCCCTATACCCTCGCAGGGGCATACCAGTCGCGCGACGGTGTGCTTGTGCATTCCGCTCCGAACGGTGTCGTCACCTTCGGGCTCGCCGCCCACTCACAGATAGACCGCGTCGCAGTCGTCAACTGGGGCGTCGCTATCGAGTCCTTCTACCTCTGAGGTCTTCATGTCCGCAATCGCACTCGGCCTTCTCGGACTCGGCGCAGCCAAGGCCGCAGGGGGCATCGCTCAAGGTGTCGGCGCTGCTCGAGCAGCGAAGGCCATGCAGCTTACACCGCAGCAACAGGCCGAGCTTGCCCGCTTGCGCGCGCGCCAACGCAAGGGGAACCTTGGGCTCACAGCAGCAGAGGAAGCCCGGATGCGCAGGCAGGCCGAAGGCGCGCAGATGGGAGTCACGCGCGACCTTGAAGCAATGGCGCTGCAGCAGGCAGCAGCCCAACAGGCCGGCGGTCGGGCAGTCATGGGGCGAGACATCTTCCTGCAAGAGCAGGCCGAGCAGCAGACGCTTCGAGGCATGCAGCAGCAAGAAGAGCAGAGCATTCGAGAGGCCGACACTGCCGAGCGTCAGGCCGAGCGAGCGGAGATAGCAGCCCTGCAGATGCAGTCACAGCAGGCAGAAGCGCAACGACGGGCAGGTATTGCGCAGGCAGTCAGCCTCGGGCTCGCCGGTGCGGCAGACGTAGGCATGCAGGCGGTAAGCATGCAGCACGCAGCGAAGATGCAAGAGGCATCTATCCCCAAGCTCGATGACCTCTCGCTT